AAGGGATTAATAGCATATAGAGATTCTATATTGATGAATATGAATAGTAGTAAATTAAAAGTATTTGCCGCTGATGATACAAAATTAGACGGATTTAATGCCTCTTTTGGCTTAGTAGATGAATATCATTCTGCAAGAAATAGTAAGGTCAGAGATGTTATTAAATCCTCTATGGGTATGAGATAGAACCCTCATCTTTGTACTATTACAACAGCAGGATTTGACAAGTCTTTACCCTGTTATCAACTAAGAACTACAGCTATAGAAATACTAAATGGTTTAAAAGATGATGATAGTATGTTTATTGCCATTTACTCTATGGATGATAATGATGACTGGACAGATCAGAATAATTGGATTAAGTGTACTCCGAACTTGGATGTTACAGTAACAAATAAATATATAAAAGAGCAAGTAAAGTCAGCAATAAATAATCCTAGTGAAGAAACTGGAGTAAAGACTAAAACATTAAATTTATGGTGTGATAGTAATGAAGTATGGATTCCAGAATCTTATATCATCAAATCAAGTAATTCTATTGATTTGAATAATTTTAAAGGATAGGACTGTTATATTGGAGTAGATTTATCTGCAACTTCTGATTTAACAGCTGTAACTTACTTGATAGTTTAGAATGATATTTATTACTTTAAGACCTATTATTATTTACCAGAATCAGCATTAGTTGAAAAATCTGATAGGGAATTATATAAATACTGGAAGCAATAGAATCTTATTAAAATTACAGAAGGGAATGTTACAGACTATGATTATATTACTAACGATATGATGAAAAATAGTGAGATCGTTAATATAAAAGTTGTTGGATATGATAAATGGAATGCCACTCAGTGGGCTATAAAATCTACAGAATTAGGTTTGCCATTGGAAGAATACTCACAAACAACAGGTAATTTCAATAAGCCAACAAAAGAAATGGAAAGATTAATATTATCGGGTAATGCTATCATAGATAATAGTGAGATAACAAGATTCTGTTACAGAAATGTTGTGCTAAAAAGTGATTATAATGATAATGTGAAACCTACGAAATCATCGAAAAATAAGAAGATAGATGGAGTAATTTCTTCTATTCAATCATTAGGAATGTATTTACAAGTCCCACATTACAGTAATGAAATAATAACAATTTAACTACACTTTGAGAGTCTTTAATATATAGAACAAAATAACAAAGAATAATGAAATGGTTTAATAACAAAAAGAAAGAAGAAAGAAGTTTTGCAAATAATTATCTCTTATATAATAATGGGAACAGCTATACAACAGATAAAGCGATGTTACTAAGTGCTGTTTATAGGTGTGTCGAAGTAATAAGTGATTCTGTAGCACAACTGCCATTAGAACCTTATAAAATAGATACTCAAGGCTACAGAATAAAATTTATGACGCACCCTACATATAATTTATTATGTAGGGAACCAAACCCAATAATGACTAGATTTACATTTATAAAAACATTAGTTATTAGCACTCTTTTAAAAGGTAATGGTTATGCTTACATTTAGAGAGATGACAAAGGAAATGCTAATGCTTTATATTTTATTCCAGCAGAATTAGTAACTATAATTCCACCTCAATCAATAAATGATAATATTGTATATTCAGTTACTGGATTTACTAATAGAATAGAAAGTTGTAATATGATTCATATATTAAACTTTAGTTATGATGGAATAAATGGTATTAGTACATTACGACACGCTAGAAATACTTTAGGTCTAGCAATGGACAGTGAATCACACGCACAAGGGTTTTTTAAAGGTGGAGCAAATCTGGCTGGTATTTTAAAAGTGAATTCAACTTTAACAAACAAATAGAAGGAAGATCTTAAATGTAGTTGGCAAACAGCATTTAGTCCAGAGACAGGTACACCAAATGGGGTTGCCGTTTTGGAAGGTAATATGGATTTTCAACCTATTACAGTAAGTCCATCTGATGCACAACTATTAGAAACAAGAGAATTTAATGTAATAGATATATGTAGGTTCTTTGGAGTATCCCCAGTTAAAGCATTTGATTTTAGCAAATCAAGTTATAGTACTGTGGAAGCTACACAACTTGCATTTTTAACAGATACCCTATCACCATTACTTGAAAAGATAGAACTTGAATTTGAAAGAAAATTATACAAACCATCTGAAAAAGATTCAATAGATGTAAAATTTGATACTGCTAGTTTACTTAGAGCTGACAAAAAGTCATTAGCTGAATATTATAATTCTCTATTCCAAATAGGAGCAATCAGTCCTAATGAAATTAGAAAATCTCTCAGTTTACCAGCCTTACCAGATGGTGATGCTACTTTTGTACAAGTAAACGTTCAAACGTTAAACAAGGCTGTTAATCCAATAATAAACGAAGAAAATGACAATAAATAAAGGCAGTGATATTATATTTAATATAAACTTTACAGATAGTAGTGGGACAACTATCAGGGTAAGCGATACTAATAAATTTATGCTTCGCTTCTATACTACAAATGCTACAAATTATGTAGAATGTAGTTATATTGATGGGACTTTTACTAATATTGTTGTAAGTGATGATTTAGATTAGGCATTTGTCAAATCTGATGATTTAAGCAATCTAGAATCAGGAGTTATATGTTACTAGTATAGCTTTAGAGTTGCAAATTCAAATTTCTCAGATGGATATTATGATGAAATTAAAATAGGATGTACTAATTTTTATCTAAAATGAATTTATCATTAAATATAAACACTGACATAAGCAATACTCCCACATTAAATTTGTCTTCTTCAAATGACAATAAGGTTAATTTAAATAATCAGAGGGAAACTACAGTAGAACTAAATAGTGATTCAAGTGCTACTGTAGTGACTTCTGAAAATACAAATGCAAATCTTGATTTTGGAGTTATGCCAAATTTAGATGATAAGCTAGAAGCATCAGATATTAAATCAGGTACAAATATTAATGTTATAACAAATAATGATGGATCAATTACAATAAATGCTTCTAGCTATGATGATACTGCATTATAGAAAGATATTAAAGAATTATATTCTACAAAATAGAATAAATTAGCAGCGGGAACTGGTATTAGTATTAGTCCTGCAAATGTAATAAGTGCAACAACTTCTGCATATAATTATAGAGGCAATGTTAATACTTATGATGAATTACCAACCAAACCATCTGTTGGTGAAACTTATTGTGTTATAGCTGATAACACGAGTTATACTTGGAATGGTACAAGTTGGAATAATGTAGGAAGTAGTTTTAATGAAGCTACAGAATTATCATCAGGTTTAATGTCTGCTGAAGATAAGACCAAACTAGATAATATAACAGCTTCATCTCCTATCATCAATATTAATGAATACTGTGGAGATGGTACTTACAGTATAGATACGGCTATAACTGCTTTATAGGATAAATATAATTCAGATGGAGTTAATATAAATACTAAAGGATTAATAATCACCTACAGGACGAGTGACACCACTTGGGAAGCAAAACAATATACTTCTACTTCAGATGATATTGCAGGTTCAGATTTCTCTACAGTTAGCAATTGGACGGGTTTTGGTAGCGGTGGCAGTGGAGGATCTACAGACTCTATTACATATTATATGAAACTATAGAATAATTTGTCTTCTTTGAGCTTAGCCGTTTCCGCTGATGATTTTTGTTACTTAGATTTTACATATCTATCAAAATATAAATATTCAACGGATACAGAATATACAAACACAGATGAACGTGGTTTAATATAGGTTTCAATAAAAAATTCAAAATATTCAGTATATACAGTTGTTAGTTAGTTTTATGTAAATAGTAATGTTGATTTTACTTAGGATATTTCATCTTTCCTATCAAGTGGAACTAATTATGTTATGTTGAAAGCTACAGGAGAGACTTCTGGACAGATCACACCTGCATTAGTATATACAGTTTAGTCAATATCATTAGCTCTAACTTCACCAAATTTTAGTTGGTGGACACCATTCACGGATGATATTACAGTTCCTTTTTATGTTTCAGGTAATATATCAAAAACATTAATTGTAAATATAAAAGGGGATAATTATTCTTAGTCGTATGAGCAATCACTAGGTACTACTACTTATACTGATACAGCTTATAATATGAAATTATCACACCCTTCTACAGAAGGAGTATATCATATAAGTGCATATTTGTAGAATAGTGATGCTACAATAAAGACAAAGACTATTTCTTGGAATATCATATATGTATAGTCTGATAGTTTATCTAAATTTATGTGTGTGAATGCTATCTCTACAGATGTGAAGAATTGGTCAGAAAATACACTATTTAAATATTCTATATATGATGCAGGGCTTGCATCATCAAATGTGATATTTAGTATAAATAAAGATGGAACAACTATATATACCTCCAACGAAGGTAATGTTGCTACTGCTACAGAAAACTCATTTGGTTATTCAATGGAATTAGACATAAGTAAAACATCATTTGAAATAGTCGTAGAGGCTGCAGATAGTAATTCATCAGATTTGACAGATGAATTAACTTTTACGGTTTCAAATACAAGTGGATATTCAGCTATTGAAGGGGCTATTTTTTATTTAAATTCAAGACTTAGAACAAATTCACAAAGTAATAAGACTTCTATAATAAATGCTGTCGATTCCTCTATTTACAATGCAACTTGGACAGGGTTGAGTTGGA